GTCTGATACCATTGTGGAAAATGCTATTAAGAGTATGTACAAAATGGCTAAGGCAGATGAGATGTCTAAACTTTGTATTGAATTAGGAAACAATCCTAGTAAACATTCTTTCCAAGAGATTAGAAGATTTCTCAATGAGGTTGATGAAGAAAACTTTGAAGACAAAGAAGACACTTTAGTAAGTACGGACTTTGATGAAATACTTTCTGTTAATGAACACAATGGGGAGTTCGAGTTTAACATTGATGAACTTCAAAATTCCACAGGGGGTATTGGTCGAGGTAACTTTATGGTTGTGTTCGCTAGACCTGAGACAGGGAAGACTGCCTTTTGGGTTAGCTTGGTTGCTAAACAAAATGGCTTTGCATGGCAAGGACATAACTGCCATTCCTTCATCAACGAAGAACCTGCAAAACGTACACAGATGAGAATGATTAATGCTTGTAGTGATATTACAAGAAGAGAGGTGTACAATGGGAGTAGAAAATTAGCAGAGGAACAGTGGAATAAAATTAAATCTAGAATCTTTACTCATGACAAAGTAGGTATGACTATGGAAGACTTAGATATTTACTGTAAAGATAATGAAGTAGACATCTTAATCATTGACCAATTAGACAAAGTTAATGTGACAGGTAAGTTTAATTCTTCTCATGAGAAGCTACGAGATATTTATTTACAAGCGAGAGAGTTAGCCAAAAGACATAACTGTTTAGTGATTGGTATGTCCCAAGCCTCAGCAGAAGGACATGGTAAATTAAATTTGAGTTTTAATGTTATGGAAAATTCTAAGACAGGCAAGGCGGCGGAAGCTGATTTGATTGTTGGTATTGGAAAGAATGACACAGATGAAGAGAATGTTAATGAAGGTAATACAAGAACAATCTCTATATCCAAAAATAAATTATCAGGAACTCATCCTGTATTCCAATTACACTTAATCCCTGCCCTATCACAATATAAATCAATTATATAGAAAGGAAGACAATTTGATTACAGTATTAGATGTTGAAACAACATTCACCAAAGACGGTGACCCTACACCTTTTCATCCTGACAATAGACTTGTTAGCGTAGGAATTAATGATGAATATTTTTTCTTCTATCATAAAGATATGAAGGACATGAAGAAAATACAAGAGAGTAAGAAAAGAATCCAAGAGATTTTAAATGATTCTACTTTAGTCGTAGGCCACAATTTAAAATTTGATATGTCATGGATGTATGAGTTTGGCTTTACTTATAACGGCAAACTTTATGATACTATGTTAGCTGAGTATGTGATGAACAGAGGTGTCAAAAATAAATCTATCTCTTTAAAAGAATCATGTAAGAGAAGAGGTCTAAGTGTTAAGTCCGATATTCTAGCGTCTTACATGGATAGTGGATATGGTGTAGATGAAATTCCTATGGAAAAATTAGAAGAGTATGGTAAGCAAGACGTAGCTATTACTAAACAACTATATCTTACACAAGTAAGATTGTTCAATCAGCCGGGGAATAACATCTTAAAGCCTACTCTGAATCTTATGAATGATTTTCTACGTGTCTTAATTGATATGGAATGTAATGGAAACTATATTGATTTGACAGAACTTGATGTTGTGGAAAAAGAATTGAATGAAGAGTATGTCAAATTAAAGAGTAAGATTAACAGAGTTATTCAACAATTCATGGGTGATACGCCTATCAACTTATCATCAACAGAGGACCTATCAAAAGTTATCTACTCTAGAAAAGTTCAGGATAAAAATACTTGGGCTACATTATTTAATATTGGTGTGGATAAGAATAGTGGTAAGCAAAAGAGAAGACCTAAAATATCAGAGAAAGATTTTCAACAGTTAGTTCTCAAACATACTGACCAAGTATACAAAACGGTTGCCCAACAGTGTGGAACTTGTAGTGGTGTTGGCTATATCAGAAAACAGAATAAAGACGGTAAGCCTTCTAAGATGTTAAACATTTGTCCTAAATGTAAAAAGGAAGGGATGTTATATATTCAAACACAAGCCCCTGCAGGATTTAATTATAAATCAAGAACAGTTAATGACGCATCTCAAGGTGGATTTAAAACAGACAAAGAAACCTTAACTAGAATTAGTGCGACATCAGACGGTGCATTAAAAGATTTTGTCGATAGTATTATTCGATACAGTGCGATTGAAACATACCTCAATACTTTTGTTACAGGTATCCGAGATAACACAAGAGCGAATAATATCTTACACCCCTCATACAATCAGTATACTACTACAACTGGTAGGTTATCGTCTTCCAAACCTAACTTCCAGAATATGCCGAGGGGTGATAAGTTTCCTGTGAAGCGAGTAATTAAATCTCGCTTTGAAGGTGGGCAGATTATTGAAGTAGACTTTGCCCAACTAGAATTTCGTACTGCCGTTTTCTTAGCCCAAGATAAACAAGGTATGGAAGACATTAAGAACGGTGTTGATGTTCACCAATACACTGCAGACATTATTGGATGTTCACGACAAGATGCAAAGGCTCATACATTTAAACCTCTGTATGGTGGAATGATGGGTAAGAAAAAAGAAAAGGAATACTATGAGAAATTTTTAAAGAAGTATAAAGATATTGCAAAGTGGCATGTTCATTTACAAGAGAAGGCTTATAAGACAAGTATCGTTAGACTACCGAGTGGTCGAGAATATTACTTTCCTAATGTGTATCGAAACATTGATAGGTATAGTGGTAAATATGTTTACTCTAATGGTACAACAATTAAGAACTATCCTGTTCAGGGATTTGCTACGGCTGACATTGTTCCCATTGCCTGTATTAATGTATGGGAATTATTAAAAGAAAAGAATCTTAAAAGTGTTATCATCAATACAGTCCATGATTCTGTGGTCCTTGATGCTCATCCTGATGAGATTGATGAAGCGATTAGTATTATCAAAACAGGATTCACTAATGTTAAAGATTCTTTATTACAAAGATATGACTGTGAGTTAAACGTGCCACTAGACTTTGAAATAAAAAAAGGTAAAAATTGGCTTGACTTATCCACAGATATATGATAGTATACTAGCACATAAAAACTATAATAGGAGAATATTATATGACGAATGACTTAACGACAGATATAGATAATTTATCCCAAGATAAGTTAATGGCTTTGATAGGCCAAGAAACTGACTCAGGGGGTGGTGACGGTACAATACTGTCACGATTATCTATTAACTATGACTCCGAGGATGCTGACGGCAATCTTATAAAACGAGGATTGTTTAAGGTAGATTCTCAACAGCATGGCGTTATCTATGCTGAGAAGGTGTCCTTTAGACCTTTCTTCAATACATATCAGTATAAAAAATATGATGAAGAGAATGAGGAAAACAATTACAAATCAGTCATGTTTACTAGTTGGACTGATGCAAAGCCTGATACCAATGGTACAGAGGCTTGTGGTAGCATACCGAGGTCGATGAGAGACGGACTTGAAATTGCCGATAAGATAGAGCAAGATAAGATTACATGTTTTAGAAATGTGTTTGGTCTTGTCACTATCAAAGGTAAAGACTCTAAAGGGAAAGAAGCATCCTTGGTTAATGAACCCGCCTTGTATCGAGTACGGGGTGTGAACTTCCTACCTATCGGGGAACAATTAAAAAGTCTATCCAAAAGAAATAAGATTATGTTGAATACTGTACTAGAATTTTTTGGTACAGAGAAACATACCAATGGTAGTGTGACTTACTTTGTAGCTAAGATAAAAGACTCCAATAAAGATGTGAAGTTCTCAGAAGAAGATAAGAAAGTCTTCAATATGTTTAAAGAGCATATTAAAAGTGAGAATGATTATGTCAAGAGGGAGTATGCTGAAGCCTTAAAAAGAAAACATAAGGCATCCACAACAGCAGATGATTTAGATGATGAAATTCTTTTAGAGGAAATGTCAGCTTGACTTTCTTAGAAGAAGTAAAATCATTTTTGGCACAGGCTCAAAACGAGCCTGTCGCCATACCTAAACAGATTCTTAAAGAGTTTAAAGAAGACTGTGGAAAGGCAGTCGAAAAACAATTCACAGATAAAAGAGATACAGAATTTAGAATTAGAATGTCCAGTATTGGTAGACCCCTATGCCAATTACAAATGGAAAAGAAGTATTTCAATGATGATTCATTAAAGAACTTTGACAATTATAATTACAAGTTAAGAAATTTATTTGGTGACATCCTTGAAGCCGTTGTGGTGATGTTACTAAAAACAGTTAAGGCAAACATTAATGGTTTACAAGGTGATGTGAAGTTAGAAACAGAATACTTCGACATAAAAGGTACATACGATATCATTATAGATGATAAGGTTTATGACATCAAGAGTGCATCACCGTTTGCCTTTGAGAAAAAGTTTGGGGAACAGGGCGGTGGATTTGATAAGTTTGTAGAAGGTGATGTCTTCGGATACTTATCCCAAGGGTATCTGTATTCAGAAGCCACCGCCAAACCTTTCGGTGGTTGGATTGTAGTTAATAAATCTACAGGTGAATTATTATTAAGCAGTCCCCCTGAAGAAGATGAACAGTATCGTAAACAAGCGTTGGATATTGTTTATAAAAATATCAAAGCCTTAATGAAGGATGAGCCTTTTGAAAGATGTTTTGATTTAGTAGAAGAAATGTTCTACCAAAAGCCGACAGGCAATAAAGTTTTAGGTACTGTGTGTTCTTTCTGTGAGTATAAATATAAATGTTGGGGTGATAACATTCAATACTTGCCCCAACAACAGTCAAAAGCAAGAAACCCTAAGTTCAGTTGGTATGTAGAATTAAATAATCCAAAGGAGATAGTCGATGAAAAAAGTACCAATTGATGATGACAGTGTTGTTATTGTCATTAAACCTTATGGTGATAACAGGTTTGCCTGTGGTTTACATTCTAACTATAAGCAAGATACAGATGATAAAGTCATGTGCTATACCGTAGCTATGGGCCTTTGCCAAATAGCTTTGGATGACCCTGACATGGTGTATGAAATTGGTTTAAGTGTAGTGAACATTGAAGAGAAGAAAAAAGAAACCAAGACTAATGGTCATGATAATGTATTACATATAAGTGAATGGAGAAAGAAGTTAAACTAATGAAACATAATTCAGATTTTAGATACGACTTAGAGGTAGGTAAGAGTGGGGAAAAAATAATTGGTGAGATATTAAGAGGCGACAACGTAGAAGTTAAGTCCGAGATAGACAAGTGGATTAAGAGTGGTAATCACTTTTGTGAATATAAGAGTAGGGGGAAAGATAGTGGGATAAATACAACAGAATCCAAGTATTGGACTATTAATTTATATAAAGGAAAACAATTCTGTTTTGCTATTTCTTTAGAGACAGATAGATTAAAAAAGATTCTTGAAAAAAATAAGTATCGTTCTGTTCCAGGGGGAGATAGTAATACTTCATGGGGTTGGCTAGTTCCTTTAAAAGATTTATTGGATGTAGAAAACTATGGATAATATTAACCCGTCTTACTATAAAGAAGGAATTGAAACTGCTGATTATATAGAATCCAACAAAATGGATTATTTCCAAGGTAATGTCATTAAGTATGTTACTAGATTTAAAAGGAAGAATGGTTTAGAAGATTTAAAAAAAGCAGAGTGGTATCTGCAAAGGTTGATAAGGCAATATGAGAGTAATTAAAGACCCTTTTACAGGAAAACTGTTAGTATCATTAGATGCATTTGAAATGAAAAACGCTAAAGAGAAGAGTGTATTTGAAATAACCTACGCTAATCTCAAAGTATTCTTTGATGATATATATAACATCATCAATGCAGAAATAGAAAAGATTGAATTAGAAAAAGAGAGGAAAAGAAATGAAGAACTATTTGATAAATGAAGAACAAAGACAGGAAG